TACACCTTCCTCTATTTTAATAGCAGATCCTGTAGCCGTAGAATTTGATATAATTGTAGTGGCAAATGAAGAATCTAATCTAATAACTCCAGAACCATAATCTATATTTTCTAATATAAGAAGATTTTCTCCATCTATAAATTTACTATTTGTAAAATCAGTTTCACTGGAACTTTGATATTTTATGTACAAAGTATTGTTATCATTTTCAGATTCTTCGCTAGTAATATATCTCTCAATCTTGGCAAAAACGCCACTACTTTCACCCTTTATTCTTTTTCCGACCAAATAGTTGAGATATGATGATACTGGAATGCCTAAGTGAGTTGGATCAATTTGAACACAAGTATATTCAGAATCATAGGCAACATTTCCTGGAATTACTACCTGACCTTCTTTAAAAAAATGTTTACCAAATTTTTCAACTTGATTTTGTAAAATAGATTGGAGAGTTGTTAATTCTCTTGCTTGAATTGGAGTTCCTGGCTTAAATAAAACTCTTTGATAATTTTTTGTTGGATCAAAATCATCAAAATATGGAGAAGTGTTTAAGTTAATATTTTGTGCCATTTCTATTAAAACTCCAATACAATTTTAATGTCTTCCTTTTGATTAGCAGACCTTGGAATAGGTTGTCTGTTATCCAAGTAGATAATATCCCCAGATTTTTTGTTATATTCAGCAGAGGAAATGCCGGATACAAACTCTTGGCCTAACTGATATATTCTATTATTTATTGTGGTAGTTACGCCACTGAAACTTGAGTTGATGGATAATGTTGGTCCTATAATTGCAGAACAATTGATCGTTAATCCATACCCAACATCTGGACTAGATGTAAATGGAATGATTTTAAATCCGGTTTCACTTGAAGCTAATCCCGTAGGTTGATAATACTTCAATACACCAGTTATAGGATCCCAAGATGCAACAAATCCAATAGCAGTAGACCCCAGACCAACAGTTTGTTTAATAACAGAATCTACCGCATATGTTGTATTTGTAGTCACCCCAGATAATTTTAAGGCATTTAATCCACTAACAACTGATGCATCCAAAACTTGAACATTGCTTCCAATAATTGTAGGATTTTTTAAGATTCCAACTCTTGCAAAATCATTCCCCAAAATAATATCGGGATTACTTTCTAAAGTTTCATATCTAGAATACAGTAAAACTTTATATGCTCCAAGTTCTCGGTAAACATCATATCCGTGGCCACCTTTTGGTGGAATAACAACATTAAAGGAAGCTATAGAAGTTGTACCAATACCGGTATTACTTAATTGTTTTAGTGGTCCAGTTATTTCCGATCCTGGAGCTCCAGGATAAAATTGTATTGATCCATAAGTATACCCCTTTCCTCCATCAGTAACAAATACTTCTGATACTTTACCAAAAGAATCAATTGTAATAGTTGCTTTACCTCCAGTTCCATCTCCCAATATAGGAACATTTGAAAAAGAAGTAGAAATTGGTTGATAATTGGAACCTCTGTTATTGATTAAAATAACTTCGATTTTACCATCAACTGCATTATTTTTTGTAGATATTGATTCTCCAGTATTTCCCCAATTTTCTGGTACTGGAATATATTCAATAGAATCAAACTTGACGATTTCAGATGGTTTAATAGTATACAAATATTTCCAAATATATCCATCTCCACTAGACCCCGCAGCTCGTGGTTCTAAATCAATGAATGTAGGTTGATCGAAAGATGGTCTTCCTTTTGGATTCTCGGGATCAGTTCCATTTTGTAAACAAACATATACTCGCAAATCTTCATTTATTACATAATAATTTGCTTCATATAATCCAGTTTGTGAGGTTACAGGCGTTACATTATATACACTATAATCATGTCGATACATTTCATATGTATTTCCAGCGACCCAAGTTACTTTTCTTACTAGTCTTCTTACATCTTGACTTGTAATTTGCTTTAAAGATATGATACTTTCCTTAACTTGATATTCTTCTTTAAATCCATCTAGAGGAGATGGTGTATTTGCAATCCATGTAGGAGAACCACCAGAAGCTGGATTATTACTATTTGGCAATCCTATAAAAGTATAGTACTTATTAGATGTGTCACCCACACCAGAAACACTTTTTACAAAGTTTTCTGCATTTAGAATCCTAAACTGATCTGATATTATGGCTGGCATTTTAGAACATACTTTTTTTTATTTAGTTACCTTTTATTTGCTTATCACATTTCTAGTTCTCATAATTTTTGGAGAAGAGGATATTCCAGAAATTCCATTGTCATTAAAAACCTCAAAAGTTTGAGGATTTCCCAAAATTCTATTTTGGTAATCATATATTTTAGCCCAACTGTATCTTCCATAAAAATTATTTGTATTAATTCCAGTATTATTTGATCCTCTACTATAAACTTTTACATAATTATCTACCATAGGAGCGAAGTTGCATGTAACTGTTACTATACCTGCAGATGGTAATGTAACATCTTCAACGATATAAACACCATCTATAAAAGATTTTGCTATTCCAATCTTTGAATTTGGATAATTACTCATACCACCAAGAAGTGTTGTAATTCCTACTAAATCTCCACCAGTAGTTACATTACTATCACTAATAACAAAATAATCACCCTTAGACAATTGGCTATTAGTGATTCCAAAAATATTAAGAGAGGAATATCCAATACCCAATGTATTATTATCATATTGTTCAGATTTTAAGGTAAATGAAATTTTTGGAGAAGTTGTTCCTATTCCTGGAGTTCCAGCAACAAATGTTTGGATGCCAATAATAATTCCATGATCACCTTCCACTTTAAATGATTTAACCACTTCAGTTTGATATCTATCCACTTCTACCAGAACTGGCGGAGGATTGTTAATATCATACCCGAACCCAGGGTTAATTACTTGTATAGATGTAACAACTCCATTAGTTGTACTAGAAATTGCAGTAGCTCTATTATAAACTGGCTCCGAATATATTGCAGTAGCTCCTGCTCCTATGGCAACATATCTACCGTCTGGTCCAAGATTATCAATAAATATCAAATCTTTGATATCTTTTGATTGTGATGTGGTTCTATAAATCCAATCACTTAAATTGAACGAATAATATAGATCTCCTAAAGATGTTACCGCTACATAAAAACCATAGTTATAATAAATGTTTACTATATTTTCAAATCCAAGATTATTTGAAATAATTTGATATGAATTTCTATTAATTGATTGTAAGACTGTGCCAAAATCACCAACTATAATGAATTTTCCATTAACATAAAGAATTTTATTCAAGTTAACATTGACTGGAGATGATGTTGTTTCCCAAATAGTACCATTATTGGAAGTCCTAATTGTTCCATTGTTTCCAACAGCAACGAAATATTCCGTACCAAAAGCCACACTATTCAAATCGGATATAGTTTCCGAATATCTACTAACAAAACTATCTGTAGCTACACCAGCTCCAACAAATATAGATCCAGCAACTCCAACGGCAACCCAAGTATCTGTGATACTAGAATATGCAATTTCATTAAATGTTCCTGTATACGCACTACCAACTCTTGATACGGCTCCTATACCAAGAACAACAACATCTTCTTGTATTGCAATCTGATTCCAACTTGAAATTGTGGATCCATAGTCTGTGGCCTTTATAATCTGGCCAAAACTTCCAACAGAAACTAAGAAATTACTTGTCCCCACACCAACTACTTCAATAGAGTTAAAGTTTGAGGTTTGACCAAATCCGACTGTACCTACTTGCCAATTTATTCCATCAGGACTTGTGACAAAAATAGAACTGTTTCCTACAGCGACAAATTTACCCTTATACTTAATTGATTTTAAATCATATGAAGTAGTTAATCCAACTCCACCCACCCAAGTAGAAATAGGATCTTTTCTAGCAATGGCTGTTTCGGAAATAACCACTTTTGGAGATTGTGTATTAGCATATCCCACACCAGCATTAATCACATTAATAGAAGAAATAGTCGATGATGTAGAAACTACAGCTTCAACTAAGCATGGTTCAATAACTTTATTTTCCAATATTAAAACATCTCTTATATCTTCGGAAAGTCCGTCAAGATCAGAAAATAAAGGATATGCATTGTCTACATATATTA